AACAGCACCAGCACCAGCACCAGCACCAGCACCAGCACCAGCACCAGCACCAGCACCAGCACCAGCACCAGCACCAGCACCAGCACCAGCACCAGCACCAGCACCAGCACCAGTGCCAGCGCAAACCTTTTCTTCGGTCTTATTTTTTTGCATAGGTGGAACATATTTCTTGACGACCGGTTCTTCAACTGGTTTAGTCGCTTTCTCTTCGCTATAATACTTCCGTGCACTATCATCTAGAATTTTGAATTGTTCCCCTGTCAGTTTCATAGGAGGGGCAGGTTTAAAATCACCATCTATAGCAAGATGTTTGAATGTTTGCTTGGGAGGTTCATTGGTTTCCTTCTTTAGTATTTTCACAGGTTCTTTGCTAGCTTGCGCTTGCTCCTTTACTTGCGCTGGCGCTAACTCTTTAACAGTTTCTCTTACTGCTTGCGCTTGCGCTTGCACTGGTAATGTAATAATGACAACATCGTCTTCCTTTTTCTGAGGTGGAGCCGGCGGGCCATTTACAACAGCCTCCACATATTTAGATTGGCGCCGTGATTTTGGTTTCATTACAGGACTGTCTGGTGGAGTTATATGTGAATTATCTGGTATGGTACCTAGACCTGGGCCTAGTCCAAATGTGCTATAGTTGTTCCGTTGTTGTGTTTGATTAAAGACATGATTATTACGATAATTTTCATAACTCGCTTCACTAAAATTATCTACGACAGAGCGCGAATCATATTCAAATGGTGTCATAGGCGGTGTCGCAATTAATCGCACTGGATGAATTGTATGGACTTGTGAGACATATTGATAGGGTCGCACTGGTTGAATTACTTGATAAGGTGGTTGTCTATTCATTATAGAATGTGGGGTTGTGAAAACTTAATTATATTGTTATAGGAATGTGTTTTTAGACCCTGTCTGGCACTTACGCTTACGCTTACGCTGGCGCTAATGCGCCAACATGCTTGCCCGTTTTTTGGCCAAGGAAAGTATGGGCGACCCTAATTCCTGGGCTCACGAAATAATACCGCGACTCTGGCTAGGCAACTTTCAAGCCGCCACATCTCACGAATGGCTGAGTGGACATCGCATTGAAGCCGTCTTTAACTGTAGTAAAAATATTCCTTTTGCCCTCATTGACCCTATACGAAAATACCGCATTCCCTTGGACGATAACCTCCAGGCCGAAGAAATCCGCAATGCTCGCCTATGGTCCTTTGAGGCAGTCTACCGTGTCGCCGCCGAATATAATAGTGGGGCGCAAGTTCTTGTTCATTGCCATGCCGGCATGCAGCGGTCGGCATGTGTCGTGGCCATGTTCCTGATTTTCCTGACCCGCTGTAAGCCAGACGAGGCCATTAACTTTATTAAAAGTCGCCGTCCCGTTGCTTTCCTCCATTCTGTCAACTTCAAAGACGCCATCTATGGTTTTCACGACGACTACATGCGATACATATATGAGAAAGGTCTCTCGCTCGTCACTCCGCCAAAATCAATTGGAGAACTGATGGCACCTACTCAGCAACCCTTACCGCCTCTCAGGAAACACGCCACATATTAACCCAATCACTATCCAAATACCATCTATAGTGTAGAGTCTAATGAATAAAGATAGCATTTTATATAAAAGTGGTGACCTATTTTTCTCTGAAAAGGTCCGCAAGTTTCTAGAGACATTCATTATAGGGTCTTATCAATCACCTGTATACATTACATATTGGTCCGTTCTTCATTATGTCAGTGGTATCATCAACGCATATATTTTCCTATGGTGGGGTCTCAAGAATCCTTATGTGGCCGGTTTCGTCCTCCATACATTGTGGGAACTCTGGCAGACGCTAATAGGAATGGCAAAGCCGTGGAACTTGACCGGTCATAATGGGTTCGTGGACATTGTCATGGATACGCTCTTATACATGGCCGGCATGTATACCGTGATTGGCCGAGGAAAAAATTGAAGCCTACAGGCACCCCATAGCCAGAACAACCAAAATACACAGGTAAAAATGGACTACAAACAGACAATAATTGACGCCCTTGATACACTTCGCCGGCGCGACGTGGCCGATAAACAGGTTTTCAAAGCAAAGGCATATGAAAAGGTCATTAAACAGCTCCGAGACCACGCCGGCCCTATAACAACGGCAGAGGACTTAAAGACATTCACAGGTATAGGCGAGAAAATCCAGGCCAAGATTGCCGAAATAATGGCGACGGGCCAACTCGCCAGCGCTGCCAGGGCCAAAGAAACACATAACCTGGAGGCCCTGGAAACATTCCAGAAAATCTATGGTGTCGGCCCAGCAAAGGCGACCGAACTCGTTGCCGCCGGCTTCAGGTCCGTCGCCGACTTGCGCGCCAACCCAGAATCACTCAACGATAAACAACGAGTGGGGCTCGCCTATTATGAAGACCTCCTGGAGCGTATACCACGCGAGGAAATGCTTCTCCATGAACAGCGCTTGACCGCGTCTTGCCCATATCCTATAGAAGTCGTCGGCAGTTATAGGCGAGGCGCCTCAACCAGCGGAGACATTGACGCTCTCATACGCCTTCCTGAAAACATCAGCCCTAAGAAGGCAGCGCTACATTTTGAAGCATATGTGGAAAGTCTCAAACCATACATTATAGAGATTTTGGCTCAAGGCCCCAAGAAATGTATGGCAATATGTAAGTGTGCCCCAAAGGGGCAAGCCCGTCGTCTAGACCTACTCTTAACGCCGGCCAACGAATATGCCTACGCACTTCTCTATTTCACCGGCTCGGACAAATTCAATGTCGCCTTCAGAGCCCACGCCTTACAAGAGGGCTACACACTCAATGAACATACTATGAAATCAGTGGACGGCACCAAACCAAACCCTGCTCAAGCGCAGAATCCAATTGAAAAAGAAGAAGATATATTTGCGTTCCTGAAACTCAAATATATACCACCCACGGAGCGTGTCGGTCCTGAACAAATAATTCCCTACCGCCTTAGCGAAAGTGTTAGCACAGAACCAACCCCAACCCCAAAACCAATCCGTATAGTGCGATTACCAAAACCGAAATCCGACTAAGACATTTCCAAGAAACGGTCTGGCTTGTAGCCCTCCACTTCCCAGTTATTAATCCCAAACCAGGATTTTTTCAATCCGACCACATTAATCCCACTCATGTTCCGTGCCACATCACCTATAATGTTCGCCTTGTAATACTGATTGCTCTGGACGAAGCCACATGTCAAAACCAACACATGCTCTTCCTTTGCTCGCATCTTTGCTGCAGCCGTATAATTCGCCATTAGATTGTGAATAGCCACTTCCTTCTCTATCCACGCATGGTCGCGCTTATTAATATCCTCCAAATCACCCATAGTCCATGCCTCCTTCGTTCCATAGTATACATTCTCTATATTGCGAGAAGTAACCGACGGTTGGCTAATGCCAAGAACTTTGAACCCACTATAGGATTTGGCCAACTTGTTGGCAATGTGGACATTGGTGAGACCTTCCACTTGAACGAAGTTATACATTTCCTCCAAGTTTCTGGTGACGCCGTTGACCGTTTTCGCATCAGGCTCGGCCACTTCCGCATGTCCTGGAACCCACCAGACCACATCAAAGTTGTCGGCGGCCCAGGCGAAAAAAGGGACGGCGAGTTCCCTATGATGTGGACTGACAATGTTCCCACAGAGTGCTAGATAGGGCGCGACCGGCTTCACGAGTTCGGCGTAGCAACCTTTTCCTTTGCGTGCTCTGAGGGCACGGGCTAGACCAGAGGCATATTGAACACGAATATAAGAACTCATTCTTAGACTACATATAGTAGAGCACGACGCTTTTAGACCGTGATGAACAGGAGCAGAGAGCGTTTACCACCTATAGTGGAAGAAGAGTTGGAGCCGACCGCCAGACCCCCACCGCTCATCATTAGCGATTACTTTGACAGTATATGGTCAAGTTTTAATAGTAGCATTAGCACAGAAGAAGAAATCAAAGCCGACTTAGTAGTCAGTCCTATTATACCGCCCCCACAACCAGTAGAAAAAAACCCACTCAGAGCAGTCGTCCTAGACAATGATGAGACGACCGGTTCCTATGGTCTCGTCTTCAGCGTTCTCACACATATACGCCGAGCTTCCATAACCGACGAAAATGCCGTCAGAACAATCTACAAGCGTCTTGCCGCCGTCCTTGTCAAACGCAAACTCTTTCGCCCCTACCTCGGCCCCTTACTACACGCCCTCACATTTATGCGTGACGAAGGCCTCCTAGACAGTGTCATCATGTATACCAATCAGACTGAGGAAGTCCCATTCAATCCCTATAATGCTTTCTGGAAAATCATGTATAATGTTCCCTATAGTATTTCCTATCTAATGTATGAGGCATATAAGACAAATGCTTTTGACGACATATTGAGCCGTCCTCCATACCTACATGGAATATATCACGCGGCATGTCCAAAGAGTTTCTCGCGCATTTTCAATTTGGACAGCGACCGGCCTCGTGACACGACGCACATACTCTTCGTGGACGACAACGCATGTCCACAATTCATTACGGCTCCGCCAAAGACCGTCGTGGACCCCGCGTCGTATTATCGTATACCTGCGTATGTGCGCGTATTGACCGACGAAGAACTAGATGAAGCACTAAAGGAGATTTTTGATGGATTTTCATTGGTTGATGAGGAGGCTCTATATGAGGCCATTAAGAAACAATATAGGAAATATTCTCCATTGGAAAATATTGCCTTGCACAGGGATAATGATGACGCGCTGGCCGAACTTCGTAGAAAGATTATGGAGAAATATACATGAGCACCGGCCTAATAGAAAATTGATATATTCTATTTTTATTATTAATTATAATAAAAATGGATAAAGTTAAAATTATTCCAATAGAATATCTTTCATGGAAAGACCCGTGGAAATTTATGGATAGTCTTCTTGAAGGAAGTAGAAATATAATAATATTAATTGACCATATATGGGATAATATAATTTTAGAAAAAAAAGATATTCTAAAAAAAGAAAATTATAACTTTATATATATTGATATGAGAAATAATAATAATATTAAAAATGAAATTAATAATATTCTAGAAAATACAGAAGGTAAGATATCTATATTTTGTAATAGTAAATTTCTTGATAAAATATCTATTCAAACTTCCAGGTCTTGAGAACTGCCGTTGCCTCGCAACCGTATTTCGTAGGTAAGTTCACATAGGCACGCCGACCCCATCGCGGAAAATCTATAGAACCGGTCCAGGCCTCGTCCTTTTTTACCCAGTCATCAATGCGGCCTTTGAATGCAACATAGCCAGGGTCCGTCGCGGCAATACCGAGGGTCTGTAGTTTCGTGAGGAGGGCCACACCTTCGCGTAAGCGCTCTGGAACCGGCTTGACCGTTGGCTTCGGCTGTTTTTTAGTAGTAGCGTTGGCGCTTACCCCATCACTAATATCCATAATATACTCTATAGTGCGTGTGTAGATTGACCTTAGACCCCTTCTCATTATGCGTCAAAGAGTAAGGACGCGGTTCCACCATAGACACTGAAAACATTACATGCTTCCACATGGCAGTAAACATTATAGGATGGGATTTGGCCCGCAACATCAGGCGCCAATGTGAGTGTGAGTGTCTTTGTAGCGATTTTGTTCCAGTTGACCTCGCCGTATGGGCCGGCACATAGCGGTATACAGTAATAGTAGCGATTTACCCACGGTGTCTTCGTTTTCTCCAGCGATGGCAAGAGCGACCTGTAGAGTGCTGGATTAGTTGTGCGGAGTTTCACATGTTTGCCCTCGTAGGTGAGTTCAATACTGGCCACCGGTTCACTCTCCAAATCACTATAGCCTGGTGTCAAGAAACCTGGTCTGTCATATGCGAGACCTGACGCATCTGGCCACCAATAACCGGCGGAGGCCGAAGATAAATCATAACGTCGCAAATCACGCGCCGCGTGGAAGTGCATGTTGACAGCCGCCGCCTCCACACGCTGTAGTGAAAAATAGAGGAAACGCACAGGATTGTTGTAGGGAAGGTCAATGACGACCACGCGCGACCCTGCATTCTGCACTACAGGAAAGGAGTAATGATTCACTATAGGATATTCAATATGACTGTTGCGCCATGATGCGGCCTCCAGCTTATCCACATAGACATATTCTACCATCAGATATGTGTCGCCGAGGCGCAGGTCGCCGAAGTTGATGCCTGAGAGCGTATAATAAGTGCTGCCGCTACTGTCTTTCGTGTAGAATGTGAGGGTTTCCGTGGCCGTGCGCGCCAAGTCCACACAGGACCCGCTGAAGAGTTGCGTTGAAGTCTGTGTCTGCGTCTCGGCCTCGGCAATTTCTTCGCCGACGACGGTGCCGAGGACTGCGTCGCTCACATAGAGTTCGGCAAGACTACGGAAATCCACGGCGACTTGGACACGCGATGCCGAGAGTGCGTCTAGGGGCAGGACTGTCTTTAAGTCCCCTTTGACACACCAGAAAGGGAGTGGGACGGCGACTGTGGTGGGCTCAGCGCCTGACCCGCCGAATTCACCAACATAGAACCCGTTGTCGGCCCGCTTAATCATAGAGTTGACGAGCGGAACTTTCTCCAGCGGTGTCTCATATTCGTCCAGGGTTTCCAATAGTCGCCCTGTCAACACATCAAATGCCGTATTTCCTATAGTGAGTGATGTTTCACGGATTAGAGCATGTCCAAGTGAATTTGTATAACCAATGGATGGGCCGACGAAAGTTTGGTTGAGGGACTCGGCCTTTGCTCGTGCGGCTTCTAGGCCTGGTCCAAAGGAGGGGAGATTGGCGACTAAATATATGCGCGTTAAGAGTTCGCCGGCAACGGGAATAGAAGCGGTGGCCTTTGTCCCATACGCAGGCGTGGTGTCAAAATCCACCCGTCTCCATTGTGTCGTGTAGCGACCCGTGCGCTCTGTCGGCTTATTATACCAGGGAAGGGCAGGGCCCACGAGACGCTCATCTTGATGTCCGCTATGTAATATACGATGTAGTCCAGCTGACATACTACCTATAGTGAATGTAGGGAATAATTTAGTTAGCTTACGCGTTAGCGAAACTATTCTAAAAACAAAATAGAACACATACATAGGGTGCGCCATGTTGCCACATGACTGTTTCAATAATTTCTTCTCGGTCCAACTTACTGGAAACATTACATTATGTCTCCTATGTGGAAAAAAATACAAACATAGTATAACATATGTATGTGGCACATGTTATATTACAGGTCGGCAGCAATGTGGACATAAGACGGAGCAACGTCTTCGCCTAGAAAAGCGCAATGAAATTTATATAGATTGTTCTGGCTCAGCTTGCGCAGGACCAGCACTAGCACCAACATGCGCTGAAGCTAACCCTCTGTCATGAATACGGACGTAGATTTGTTGTTGTGGAACATAGACATTACGTCCATTCATAACTGTCCCATACCCAGCCATCACTATAGGAATGACTAAGTAGCCTTCTTGTTGAGCGCTAGCCAAGCTTTCATGTGGAATTGGGGGTTCCAAGTAAGTATACGCACATTTAACACATGCGCACGGTTCTGTAGCCTTCTTTTCAGCTTTGACCGTAGCCTCCTTCTTTAATCGCTCCTTTAGCTTTTCCACATAGCGCCGAGCACTCACTATAGGGACTGACTGTTTCTCGTAATCCTTGTAGTTCCTCAAATGTGCCGCGCTATCATCATGTGGCGTTCCATCCAAGAAACCGAAGAGGGTCAGACGCTGTTTCTGGTCAACATCGGCCGCATCTTTACATTTACGAAAATGCCGATGTAGGGTATCGCGATTCTCGGCGACAAGTCCGCAGCCAATACATATACGACCCATTAGTTCCGGTTTATTGAATACATACGCAAGTGTCATGTGCCAGTTGCGGTCTTCTGGCTTCATACGAGGATACTTCACGAGAAAGTCCGCACAACCAGCATAGTGATGATTGAGTTGGTTGCGCGATGTGCATACGCGACTACATGCGGCACATGTGCGGTCCTCTACTTTGACTGGGCTGGGGCCTAGTTCTTGGGCAAGGTCGGCATACTTCTCTGGAACAGGTGGTCGTCTCGCTGTAGAAGGTTTATTATTCTTCGGTGGCATATTCTCAATAGTGCTTTACAATAGTCCTATTGAGAAATCTTTAGGCTAGACTGTCCAGTCGTCTTAAGACGAGTACAACCGGTTCGCGAGCCCGTTTTCAAATCGTATCCAATTCATACAATGCGCGTAGACCGCAACTGTCCACTCCTGGTCCAGACCGTCTGCCGGCAGTTCCACCGTCAACGCCAACTTCACATCATTCGCCCTGCTCATGTTCACATGACCCGCCGGTTGACGCTCCCCTGGCGCACGTGAAAACACATAGCCATACACATAGCGGTCATAGGGTACAATACCACCCTTATGTGCCTCCGCAACACATCTCCTATAGTATGTCTCTGGCTGGTCTTCGGCGACCGGTTGGCCATTAATATACAAGGACGCACGAACAAGAGCCGGCGCAGCAGGATTATACACATCGTCGCGAACGAACCACGGAGTAGCACTATAGTTGGTCCATTCGTTCATGTCTGTCGCGGCCTTTCTACGGACCACCCACCAGACCTCCTCACATGGATTATTCAGTTCCAGCGGTAGTTGAATACTGACCTGTGCGCCGACTTTATTCACCGTATACTTGAGCGGTTCGTTGAAGTCAAATGAATAGACTTCCCTATAGAGCTTTTCAAAGGGTTTGCGTAAGAGACTGGCGCGAAGTTTGCCGGCCGTCAATACACCATAGGTAATGAGGGACACGGACCGTGGTTGTGGGATTTCCGTGGAAGTGGTCACGGCGTGGACGACCCCAGACGGGTCCACGAAGTTGAAGGTTTTTCCTAGTGGACCGTCCACACAGGAGGCCTTGGCTCCGTCCACGCGCTGGACGACTTCGTGGAAGGGCCTAAAGCGCACTACAATACGAACGGTGCCTGAGACAGCGGCCAACGGAAAGCCGGCGGACCTGCGTTGGCGTGCGTAGGAGAAAGGAAGAAAGCATGCGAGTGTACCATTCAATGTAGGATATACGGCCGGTTCCCTATAGCTATACCACGGTTTGACGCCGAGACCGTCTGTGGCCACGCCGACTTGTGTATTGACTTCTGGCACAATGGAGGACCATAGATGTGCGTATGTTCCGTCAATGCGTTCCACTTCCAGTTCGTCTATTTGAAGTGATGCGGATTCAATCAGGGCAGTGCCCATAGAATTGATGTAGGTCCAGGCTGGCTCAGCTGCGCTAGCACCGGTGCCATATGTATAATAGCCGGCGACCAGGTAGCGACGGACCTGTTCTGGGAGCCAGTGGCCGAGCTCCACTTGTATGTAAGAGGATAGGAGAATGTCTGCTGCGGCGGAGCCTGGTCCAAGTTCAAATGTCACCGAGCCACCGTAAGTCGCCTGACCCTTATGTATATATTCGCTAACAACATTGGTAAAAGGAAGACTCTTCTCCTTCAACGAATCTGGTGAAAAAATCGTGGACCCTTCGTCGGCAGCAAAGAAATAGTCATCCAGTTCGCCACGGTCAATCGCATTCAAGACTGTCACGGCATCGCCCAAAGGTCTTCCGCAATTTAAGTTCATTTCAATATAAGATACACTCTATAGTGCTTCTTATAAAAATTTTAGGTGCCGAAAAGCAGACCGCCGCGTCCATTTTCTACAGCATAGAACCCAGTGGCTTCCAGGAGTATGTCTAGGCGCGCACTCTTTTGACCGTAGTAGTCGGCCTGGATGTTGTTGAGGACGAGACGCAAATTGGGGTCTACCGCTTCACTATAGTTCAGACCCGCAGGGGCACTATACGAAGTTTGATTTGGATAAACTGAACTCTTTTTTTCATGTTCCAGGCCGTAGTTCTGGATGAGGGTCGCAATGTCAGAGGCATACTTCTCATGTGCATGTTGGGCCAAGAAGTTCAGGACGAGTGGACCCCATGTAGTATCTCGTATAGTGCTACCGTAGGCTGACTGGAGACCGACAATGTAGTCACCTGAAGATACATCAACATTGTTATAGGTTGTGAGCCGGTTCGCCTGTATATCGCGCGTGTTCCTGACCGCCGTAATAATCCGTTCCACGAAGTACAGGCCGTCGTAATTGCGCACGACAGCAGGACTAGCCCCAGCGTCCAGGTCAAAAGGCGCATAATCAAGTGGGCCGAGTGAAAACTTGTTGTGGCTAAAGTATCGCTTGTAGGGAATGACATAGGTCGCCTTCGCCAAAGCCGCGCGGTCGTCATTGGACAAGTAAGTCTGAACCATTTCTATAGTGATTTCTGGGGGGTCCATTTCGGCAAGGGTAAGAGGTGCAAAAGATGTTCCTGGGTCGGCCTGGCTAGTCTTCAATGTAAACGATGGAACGAGCCAGGGTTTTGGCTTAGGACTATCTGGTCCACCAACACCAGTGCTAACACTGATTACAATGTCTTTGATGTCTCTCAAGGTCAGTCGCACACGAAATCGCTGGCCTCTGAGGGCGACAAGGGGAAAGTCGGTAATGAACGGCAAGGGAATGATGTATGTGCGGTCAGGGTCGGCAGAGCGCTGTGTCTCAAGCCTAGAACTATCATCATAGACCCCAGCGAGTTCATCGGCATAGTGATGCGCATTCCAGGACCCTTTATGACGGGATAGCACATATAGTGCGTCGCCGGTCACTTCTTGAAGTATAATGTTGTCTTGTAAGATTTCTATCTTTTCAAAGAGCGCGTAGGCAACGCCAGATACATATCCGTAGGCCGTCCCAGAACTATCTGTTGGATACACTAGCCCCCGTTTTATGGAATCACTATAGGGTTTGGGAATCCATGTGGGTAGACGAACATGAATGTTTGCGGTCTGGAGTATGTCGCCATATTGGTCTATGTCAATGAGAATGGTGCGATTGCCAGCGCTTCCTGATGCGCGACTTACAGCGTTGAGTGGCCGAACAGTTCGTGTTTCGGTCTGGACGGCAGGGTATTTATCATATTTCCAGCTGAAGGGATTGACGGACTCAGCACTGTCCTCGTAAAAGTAGCTATCTTTTACACCGCGGGCGACGAGTTCATATAAGGCCCCGCCTTGGTAGGTCTGTTGAGACATATCTACTGGCTTAGTACAGAAAAAGGAGGACTGTTAACCACACACTACCACGCTTTTTATAGACAACATTATAGAGATTGAATGGGATTCGGTCGGTGGGGAATGAAGGACCAGAGTTATGGAAATCAGACGATTCGTCTAATGGAATTGCGGACGACGGGCAAACAGGACAGTGATGCGAGTACGACACAGGGCTGGTATAGCGATGTAGGGTCATTTTACACATTAGGAACGACATTGCTACGAGCATATGATGGCAATACTGCTACTGATTGGAATCCATATTTAATAAGACCAACACGGCCAAATACACAAAACGGTAGTATAGCAACTTCTACCATCCAAATGTATTATTTATTCCGTATAACACTATTTGATAAATACAAAATAACCTCTATAACCCTGAATTATGGCGCTGGTCGCGGGACATTACGATGTTCACTCGGTTGGGGTGTCAACGCGGGCATAAATGACATTGCAACAGGGAACTTCTACAAAACCGGCTCTACGGATATAAATGCGAGGGCGGTGACGAGTGGAACGGCCATTAGTGTCAGCACCGCGGATGCTAATAACATTCCTCGTGATACGATTTATATGGTGCTAACAGTGGATAAGGCGAATGCTACAAATTACTATCAGCCTTATTTGGGACATATTGTGGTCGGCGTTCAGCAGTAGTAGGAACACTGGAACCCCCGTGTTCGTTTTTGGTTGGGTATATTCTACAATGTTTTATAGAAAACCATTATAGAATGGGCTTTGGTCGTTGGCCTTTGAGAATTGTCCGAGGGTCAGGTGGCGATTTGTATATAGTTATTGATGATGCGACTAAGGAGCTTGCTTATAAATTCATTGACACTACTGTTGGTGAATTTGCGAAATACCGTTATCTTGAATACTATATTGCTGGCGGTGGCGGTGCTGGGGGGAGAGGGGTTGAAAGTGGTTCAACAAATTTAAAAGAAAATAAAAATCAGTCATTATCATATGCTCGTCGTCTATTATCTGCTGCTGCTATAGGTAATAAAATCGTTTTTTATGGTGGAATAGGTAGTTCAGTAGGAGGCAACATTCGTATAGATATATATGATACAGATTTAAATACATTAACTCAGAAAAATTTCAACATATCAAATACACGTCATGGTGCAGCATCAGCTTCTGCAAATACTAAGATTGTATTTGCCGGTGGTTATTCATCAAACAGTACACCAATGAACACTGTATATATTTATGATATTAATACTGATAATTGGTCAACAGCAACTCTTACTGCTGAAAGAGCTGCTCTCGCAGGAGCTGGTATTGGAGATAAAATAATTTTTGCAGGTGGTCTACAAAATGTTAGTGTAAGTAATGCGGCATACTATTCAAATAAAATAGATATATATAATATTGATAGTAATTCATGGACAAGCAGTACAACTTTATCTTTAGGTCGTTATCAATTAGCTGGAGCATCTTGTAAAAATAAAATTTTATTTGCAGGTGGCCAATCAAGTAGTACAGTAATAACAAAGAGAGTAGATATATATGATAATACTAATAATTCATGGTCAAATGGAGATTTTCTTTCTGTTGCTCGTAAACAATTAGTTGGAGCATCCGCGGGTAATAAAATAGTATTTGCTGGTGGTATAGAAAGTGCAACAACCAATGTATATTCAGACGTTGTTGATATATATAATGTTGATACTAATAGTTGGAGCAGTGGTCGTTATCTTTCTGTTGCTCGTTCTGATTTGGCAGCTGCTGGGACTGGAAGTAAAATTATATTTGCTGGTGGAATATATAATGATGCAGCGACTAATAATAATATACACACAGATACAGTGGATATATACGATGTTGTAACAGATACTTGGACAAATATAAACACAGTCAATTATATAAATAAACCAATTCTGAGTATAGGAAGACGTCTGTTAGCAGGAGCTGGAACAGCAAATAAAATTATATTTGCAGGGGGAAGAGATATAAATAACACTGAGTCAAATGTAATAGATATATATAATACAGACACAAATACATGGGAACTAAATACTGTAAATTTAAAATCATATCATCGTTCAATTGTATCTATAACTGCTTTAGATAATAAAATATTTTTTGCTGGAGGATATTTTTCTTCCAATAATACAGTAGCCTCTTTTATAAATATATATAATATAAAAGAAAATACAAGAAAATTTACAAATATACACTTAGGTCAAGCTAGATTTCAAATGGGGTGTTATGGCCTTAAAAATAGAGTAGTTTTTGCTGGGGGTAATAGCTCAAATATTAATACAACTAGTCCATCTTCCTATATAGATGCGTATAATACAGATACAAATGCGTTGGTAACATGGGGCACAAGACCCACACTACAAACACCTCGTTATAGATTAGCTGCAGCAGGTGTTGGGAATTATATATTCTTTGCTGGTGGTAATACTAGGGATGGTAATATTAATCCAGAAGCTCCTTCCTCAAAAGTAGATATATATAATGTAACAAATGATACAAGAACAAATGGCACAGACCTTTCAACCGCTCGTTATAATATGGCAGCAGTTGCGTACGGCGACCGTGTATATTTTATAGGAGGCCGCATAGGAACTTCTTCTGTTTCCAAGGCAATTGATATATATAAATCAGATGGAACTAAAGACACATCACTAACAATAACGTTGCCAAATGCCCGTGCAGAATTGGCAGCAGTTGCTGTCGGTGGAAAAATATATTGCGCTGGAGGTTCTACTGGAACTTTTGGAGAAAATCCTACTCATACTGTAGAGGTTTATGATATTGCGTCAGGTACATGGGAAACAATGTCACAAGGTCTTTCTGATGCACGGTCTAATTTAGGCGCAGCATCTCTCGGTTCTAAAATCATGTTTGTAGGCGGAAATACAACATCTATAACAACGATTTCAAAACGAATTGATATTTATGATATTAACACAAAACTCTGGACAAATAGTACTTTTACACAAGATAGTGATACTTATATTTCTGGAATAACTTGTAGAAATTATGCTTTTTTTACAACACTTAGTAATAATTCTACAACTGGTATTTATCCTTTAATTTACAGTTTGAATATTGGAAATGATTTAGTTTTAGGAAATGCCTCAGGTGGTGGCGGTAGTGGCTACCAAAAAGGCTATCTCTCATTAACCGACGGCTCAAAGAATTACGCTCTCAGTGCGAACCAATCACCAGCAGAAACCGCTATTGACTTATCCGAAAATCGGATTGTGCGTATAGACATATCTATGGGCGCTGGAGCAGCAGTTGGAGACCTCTCTGGTCAACCGACTATACTCCGTCTTTGGGCAAATGATAATACACTATTCAGACGCATAGATGCCAGTGGAGGTCTTTCAGGAAGACCTGGAACAAAAACTGCCGCAGGTGCCGGCGGAGCAGGTTTCTTCGGCGGTGGTGGTGGCTTCGGTGGGTCAACTACAACAGACATTTCAGCTGGCGGCATAGGCCAAATCGCCTACTCAGGCTCCGCGTCCTCCAAATCAGGAACAACTTATACCAGTGGTGCTGGTGGTCGTCCAAATACATCCTATAGTGGTGGTTCAATATCCTATACATCGTCTGACTCTACAAAAGTCGCTATAGGAGGTGGCGGTGGTGGTGGTGGCGGTTATCTCGGTAACACGGATGCGTCTGGCGCAGTCCACGACATTCTCGCAAATTATGTAATGCCTGCGGCATCTGGTTCAGATTATACAGGTCAAGGTGGTGGCGGTGGTGCCGGCGATATGTATCCTGGTAGAGGCGGTAAAGGTTTCGCCATTCTCAAATTCAGCAAAGATGCTCCAACATAGTAAATAATAAAACATTCCAAATCTTTTATTATTTTCCCAATTGCCCGTCGTCCAACAACGCAGCGCATAACTCCCCCACACGAACCGGTTCCTTCTCATCAAACTGTCCAACTAACTCACATGATGTCCCATCATAGGATATTGCCTCCAGAAACTTCCTCAAGACTCCCCATTCCACAACATAATCCGCGCCTTCCAGCATACATCCGCGGACAAAGTCTTGGAACCAGGCCTCAGTCCTACAATCAGGCACGGACACCAGCTCTGCTCCGCGCACACATAGTTTCCAACATAGGCGACATACGGCCAACATTTGGTCTCTTCTCAAACCGTCAAAGATACGAAGTTCCAAGCCGTGGTTCCAATGTTTGTTATAGTTAATGTCAAACCCGCGCTGGCTGAGACGCACATAGGCAGTCTTATCGTAGAATCCGTCATACCAGGACCCTGAGCAGTCCATTGTATAGCCCTCGTATTTTATGCCTGGGGCTTTGTATACAGAGCCAGCGCCTTCACCACTCACATCATACAACAGTAATTTCCCTGCCGGCATCCTCTCAGTGTCATATGTGCACATACCAATGTAGCGCGACAATGCGAGCCGTTGAGAAGCCGGTGAAAACCCCTTGTCACAATAATCCCTATAATGCTCTTGTGGAAAGTCGCACACACCTGAGAATACATCCCCTGCGCCATACGCCACCGCGAGCAACGGTTCAAACCATTGGAAGTATCGCGCCGCCCTCTGATGTCGCCTCCTGAAATCGTCCATGTCGGCAATAGCCCCAGATGCGTCCAGCCGTGTCGGCAGCGTAATATTCACATGGACAGTTCCGTTATTAAACATCGTATAGTGATGTGGATTGGACAAATGTTTAGCAAAAGGATAGTTTGACCGTGTAATACCGTAAGGACCGAAACTGGCATATTTGGAACCGACCGCAGGGTTCATGATGAACCGATTGAATTCCCATACGAAACGGTCTTCCACTTCCCACAGTTCTTCCAGGGCTTCTTCTACGGACGCATTATAGAAACCGACATTCATGAATTCAAATGTATCGCCGTCGTAGACGACCCATTTATCGTAGGCGTCGCGATACCAGGCGGAGGCGGCATAGAAGGCCTCATGTAGGGATTGTCCGCAGTAGCGTGGGTTTTGCTGTGGTCTGGATTCGTATGTCGTGCGATGGTTCATACTGATATCCGTATAGTTCATGCTGTGGCTGTTGAGTAATATGGGGACTAGTGGGACGATGGGCGGTAGACGGTCTATGGCCGCTTCCAGGGCATCTTCCTTATAGCTCTTGTAATAGGAAACGGAGTAGCGTTCAGGTCGTCGGTAGGCTTTGAGGTCTGTTCGTAGGACATCCAAGAAAACGGCGCTCTCCAAGTATGTTTCGTGTTCTACGCCGAAGCCCCAGTATGTTTCGCCGGCGCCGTATTTATCACGATATTTTAAATGTTTGGGTAACATGTGGACCCAATATCTAGAATTAGTGTGGGGATTATTTTAGATGGGCAACATCACGATGTAAATGTCGGTCGCCGAAAAAAAGGCCACGGACACACATTGTCCTTTCTTTAGACCCTCTCAACTAATACTGTCTTGACCGTCGTCCTCCTCCGCGTCAGCGCCGGCTCCACTACAAGCCGTGATACTAGAGACTGACCCAGCACAATCGTCGCCATAATAATGCAAGAGCCGCATATTCTCATACACATTCCTCAAGACACTGTCTATATTGCGAACCGTGATACCTTCTCCTTCTTCTTCCATAAATTTCACAATATACGCAAGAATATACATCGTATACATCAGTTCAGACTTTGACATTTCGTCCATTATAGGACTTATTTTTCTGAATAGACGGTCTCTCGCTTCTCCAGGCATTTCACTGTAGGATGTTGGCTATGTTTGACATTTACACGGGCAAACATGGTCTCAATTTTTCTCCATAAAAAAAGGCCGGTTGCCGACCCACACAACCACACATCCTATAATGTCACCACGAAATCATCTACATAGTGATTTTCGTATTGCTTCGTGTCAAGCATGTAAATGGGCGCATGAGTTCCCTTATAGTAAACATTGATTTTACATTTCCCTTTCTTGTAATCTTCGTATTCGTTCACATTCATTTGTATATTGAACCCACGACATGTTACATACATGACAACAAGAACTGTTGCGCGCTTCCCCTCTTCTCCAGGTAAGAGAGACATGCGCCCTGGAATGTAAAGATGAAGACATACCGTGTGTTGTGGGATTTCCACGCCAATGTAATCTACGCCCTCCATTCTCGCCTCACTAAGTTGCTCTAAAAAACGCCAGCACCGATTTTTCAATTTTTTCAGAACCTACAAATCGTCAATCTCTAGCCCTCCATGTCCAGTAGAGAAACGCACATTCTTTAGTGCTCGTGACAGCTCTTCGTCAGCTTCTTCCTCCATTGCTCGCCGTGTTGCTATAGACCGCTTCCCACATACAGCCTGGTCTGGAGACATCTCTGAATATACGCGCACGAACCCATCATTATAAATGTCGTCATCATCTTCTATAGGATGGCTATGTGTATTGACATAATCCTCGTCATCACCATATAGTGCATCCATGTCCGCAATCGGCAACTCGTCTATGTCTATTTCTCGGCCAAGGTCTACTTCACTGTCAATGTCTAGTTCACTCCCTAGTTCATCGTCCCTAATAATATGTCGCAGTAGGTATTTATTATAGGGAACATGGGCGACCAATGTGCTCCGCTCATCGTCCGTCAGAGCCATGTCATTTTCCAGACCGTGGTCCACATAGTCAATATACTTCCTATAGGCAATCCAGACATTCATAAACTCGTCCACTACACATTTATTCAAGTATTGTCGTAAGCACCATATAATGATGCGCCTGCGTCTTGACTCTGTGAACCATACGACAACATCCTCGTTAATAATGTACATTTCACCGACTTTCATTTTCCTGAGTGTGGCGATTTTATTTGCGCTATAGACTTGCTGTTCTGCGTCCAGTAATATCTCAATGGCCTCTTCAATGTCCGTGGTAGATGCGACGACAGTTGGTGGAACCGAGTAGTCGTCGTCCTTGTTGCGGAGCATGAAGACATAATGTCTATAAACTCTATCAAAGCCAGACATTTCTCTCTTAGTTGGTTTTGAAAAAAAGTCCAGCACAGTTTTCAATTTTTCACAGGCAAAAAGCCAGTAGGTTTGCACCTACCTTTGGCTCTCTGAGCCAACCCCTAAGCGACCGCTCTACTCGTTCATTCTTCGTGCGCATTCCTTCATTGCTTCCTCCAAATGGCTCAAATGAACCCCAGTCTTAATAGTCAAGTCAACCGGTTCATAACCCTTGCGCTGATTATAAGGATATGCCATATATACCCTTCTATAGATGTCCAATATAGGGTCATTGGTATAGTTAATGGTATATGAACGTCCTTCGTCTTCCAAGCGGAAGCGAGTGAGGTCGTGTTCGTTAATATCGTCAAATGTTATTTGCTTATTCATCTTTGCCCACAGCCAACAACACAATCCTATAATGTTAGTCTGTAGATGTCTCCAGACACGATGTTCAATTTTCTCACTACTTGCGCAATCCTATTCAGTCCGTTGAGGTAATCGCACAATAACAACATTGAATTCTGGATGTGTGCGGGCAAATATTTTGAGAGCCGCATGGTAAGTCGGCCAATTTCCACCGGCCAGGCCACAGCCTATACGATAGGGGAAATAGAGTGTAGCGCCCTCATCCTTTATAGTAGTAGCCGCATCTTCCAAGGCATCCTTAAAGAACTTCAAGCGCGCATCCGCCGTATCAGGGAAAGGCTGGACTTCAGCGTCTTCGTAGAAGGACGGCTTTCCAGGGCCATATTGTGCATAGAGACATACTAGATTGACCGCTCCACCTCCAATGCTAAAGACTTCGGCCGTTCCTGGGCTATCACGTGTATTCAGGGTTGCCCGCCGCGACTTGCCCACCGGTCTGCGAGTTTTATAAGGATTGAGTGCTGGCCATTTTCTGGCAATTGCCGCGGAAAGACCGGCGGTATAGGTGGAGACACAGCAACATTGTTGGACAATGTAGGAGCCCTTGCCGGCCATATCAAGTATGTCGCCTTCAATTATTGGAATGTCTGCCATTTTACTCTACCCTTCGCTAACGCACGCTATCGCTAACGCACGCTGACCAAGTTATTATTCTCAGACCACCCACGCCGAACTTCAATTTTTTCCAGCCCAAAAATTGAAAAAGAACCGATAAATCATATAAATCATACTACCCACACATCCTGCTGGTTTAAGACTATTTTCACGAAGAGAGGTAGTAAAAGATGGGGTCAAAGAATGACGAATATTCTAGTAAAACAGTTAAAGAATTAGTCCAACTATGTAAGGAAAAAGGAATCGCAGGTTATAGTAAAAAAAACAAACCTTCTCTTATTGAATTAATAGTAAAGAATACAAAACAGGATACTGGAAAATTTAGAAAAAATACAAAAGACCAGTTTTATACGTGTGAGGCAGTGTCAAAAATGTGTGTAGAACGTATTATATCTGCGCTACCGTCTACTGTGGACTATTTATGGGTAGAGCCGTCTGCTGGCAATGGCTCCTTTCTACATAATATACCGTCGTCATTTAAAAAAATCGGTCTTGATATAGAGCCAAAGGGGGAAGACATAGAAAAACAGGATTATTTGACTTGGACACCGCCCTTAGAAAAAGACATAATCGTATTTGGCAATCCTCCATTTGGCCGACAATCTACCCTGGCGAAATCGTTCATTACAAAGAGTTGCGAGTTTGCGAAAGTAATTGCCTTCATTCTTCCTAAATCATTTACAAAGCCAAGTATGTATAATGCTTTTGATTTGAAGTTTCATTTGGTTGATTCATTAGAGTTGGAAAAAAACGCATTCTTAATAAATGATACGAAGTATGATGTGCCATGTGTATTTCAGATATGGGAGAAAAAAGACAGCGACAGAGCTATAGAAGATAAGGTTCGTCCAGAAAAGTTTGAATATGTAAAGGCGCTATCATCATATGACATCGCATTTAGAAGAGTCGGTGGACTTGCTGGTAAATGTTATAGAAATGATGGGACCGATTTTAGCATTCAATCGCACTATTTTATAAAATTTGATGATTCGGTCAGTTCCCATATTTCCACCATTATAGAGAAGATAAATGCCCATATATTTCCAAGTAACACAGTGGGACCTCGCAGTCTTTCAAAGTCCGAGGTCAATACTGTAATAAATGGGATTATAGATTCACTCGCCGACTGAGCTGTCTTTCTCCTTCTTCTCTTTCTTGAAAAGACGCCGGCCAGATGTAATTTCGGATGTAATGGAACCGCCGCGGAATTCGGCACTGCTACCCTGTGCGACTATTCTTTCAGGATTTTTTTTAAGAAACTCCTTAAATTTCGGCAGAGAACATTGGAGTCTTCTTTGATCTTTGCTGTCGCATTTTATATCCAGATGAATGTAACCACGTGACTTATGTAGAGAGTCTCGCATCGTTTTCATTTTGGCCTTTTCTTCTTTTGTGAGCTCTCTCCCTTTTGGCATTGATTTGACGAGGCTTGTCAGCTCTTCTATTTGCTTGCGCTGCAGACTTCCAAATAATAATTCGGACGAATTTGTCAAGTTTATTTCAGTTATAGAATCCACTTTCTTTTTATCTTGTATCTGCTTGTAATGAATGACGGTCATATGATATATTTCGTCCTTCTTTTTCACTGCGTCAAATACACGTAGACAGTCGGCCATACATACGTTATTGGCTTTACCAGTTGTTTTTATGGAGAGTTTGCATTGGTCAAGTCTATTATAGACTGCTGGCAAATCGTTCGTATCAGTATATCCTATAGTGGCTAATTCTTCGTCTGTAGCCCCATATATTTTTTTCGCAATTTCTTTTTCCCAGAATTTTCCATGTGCTTGAACTTCTTTTGTTTTCGGAGTGGATTCTTCTGAATTAGTAGTAGCAGTATTCTCTATACTGTGTGGAGTGTCTTCTATTTCCACTTTTGGTTCTACGATTTCTTTGATTTCGTCTTTAGGTTTGGATTCTTCTGAATCAGTAGTAGGAGTAGTAGGAGTAGTAATAGTAGTATTCTCTATAGTTTGTGGAGTGTCGTCTATTTCCACTTTTGGTTCTACTGGTCCTTTGGCTTGACTTTTACGCATGGGAAGAATGGCGATTCTTTTTTTACCAGGTTGAAGTCTTAAATTTGGGAATTTATTTAGCAAATCATCTACAGCGGTATCCGTATCCTCCTTGACCGCCTCATCCTTCACTCCCTTTATTAGAGGGGATGATCTTAGACTAACAGGGTCCTCCGCCTCGCTCATTTTGTCATGGTTTGTAATTCACTATAGAAAAAGTATTGGTCAATTTTTCAGCCAGCCAATCAGAATAAGTTGCTGGCGACATTTCCTATAGGTCCACTATAGGTCATGTAATACGCGTCATCGTCCAGAATATATACATCGGCTTTTGTTTCAAGAATAACATAGAGGACCCCTTCCAGTTCGGCACACGATGTATTTCCTATGCCGGTCACTACGGCCACTTTCTCCACGACGCGCACATTCTTCAGGTCATAGCCGCCTTCTTTAAGTGCCTCCAAGGCGTATTTGGTAAGTTGCCGGTCAGCGGTCGCCATGTTCATCTTTAATTGGAGATAGACATAAAAAAAGAGGGCGCCTGGAACAATTCAATTTTTTCCTCTACGCTCTAAGAACTACTACGAACAACAGTGCGCTGCCCCT